GAAGAATCAAAAGAATTGCTCCAAGGTCTTGAAACCGAGTTACGCATTCTCGAGGCCGATCCGAAAACGTCAGCTACTGATCTCAAGCAGGCTAAGACGGATGTCAAGAATCTTCGCCGTGATGTAAAGGAGCTCAAAGAAGACTTTGATAACGTCTCTGTTGCGTTCGAGAAGATCAACATGACCGACGAAGAGATCGATGAGTTCATCGACCGGGAGAGGGTCCACCCGGAGCTGCGCGAGATCATGGATAACTGGACGGCCGTCAACCAGAATCTTCTAAAGTTCTGGCGGCAGGTTGGACTCTTGAGCGAGAAGCGCTACAACACCCTCTCGAACATTAAAGACTATGTCCCTTGGTATCGGATCATGGCGGACGAGGAGGATATCCACTCCTCGGTCCAGTCCACCACTAAGTCAGCTACAAACATTGGCAAAGAGAAGCTTTTTAAGAAAGGCAAGCCCACTGTTGTTAGTGACTTTGTAGCCGAGGAAGGGCAGACGGAGTTCAGGATACAGCCGGGTAAGGTTGATGCCATCGAGCTCAATGGCACCCGTGTTTCTCCTAGCCAATACAACGTTGAGGCCAATGGCAAGATTACGTTCAAACAGCCTCTAGCTGAGGGCGACTTGGTTGTGATTGTCGGGGTTCGGGAGATCGAGAACATCACCGACAACATGACCCGGAACGTCATGCGTATGACCATGAATGGCCTGCGCCAGTACGCCGCTCAACGGATCGTCTCCGAGTATGCGACCCGGGATGCCGATGGAAAGATTATGACCTTCCCATCTGAGGACAGGGATAAGGGTCGGTTTAACTTCATCGCCAATGGCCGTCGGGTTGTGGTTGAGATCCGTGATCCCCTGATTGCTGAGGCTGCGATCGGCATGGAGAAGGTGGGCATGGAGATGTGGAAGCCATTGGCAGCCATGGCTAACTTCACCCGCCGGACAATCACTCTCTCCCCGGTCTTCCAAGCCAAACAGGTATTCAAGGATGCCCCAACGGCAGCCATTGTTACCGGAGTTAAGAACCCGTTTGCCCTGATTGGAGGGGTCTACAAGGGCTTTGCGGACGGCTTACTTAAGACCGATCCAGCCTATGACATCCTGCGTGCGGCCGGCATTGGAGGCTTCTACTCCCCGGCTAGAACCCCTGAGGCTGAGATCAAGCGTGAGATTGGGGTCATCAATAAGTCAAGCTATGACTATGTAATTAAGACAATGGACCATATTGGAGACGCCTCTGATATGGCTCAGCGGATCGCTACCTATAACCGGGTTATGGCTGAAACTGGAGATCAGGCCCAAGCTCTGTATCAGGCTGCCAACGTAATTAACTTCATGCGCCATGGCTCGGGGCAGGTATCTCAGGCCCTCTTCAAGACTGTTCCGTTTATGAATGCCTACGCTCAGTCGATCGATGTCCTCTTCCAGTCCTTGGCTGGCGGCGGCCTCAAGGGCGTATCAAGGCAGAAGGCCCTCCAGAGACTGCTCGTTACCGGAAGCCTCCTGTCTGCCACCACCATCATCTACAGCATGTTGGTTGGGGATGACGAGGAGTACAACAAGCTCGACGATCAGACCAAGCTGCGCGGCTACATGATTCCGGGGACGGAGATCATGCTCCCGATGAATACCTCGGCCGCCTTCTTCTTCAAGGCCATCCCTGAAATGATCTACAACAAGGTGGTCAACGAGGGGACTGAGACGCCTGTGGATAATAAGCGCCTGCGCACAGCCCTCAAAGAGGCTGCTGTCGATATGCTTCTTGGCCCAAGCCCAATCCCCTCGGCAGCCAAGCCAATTGTAGAGATCACCTTGAACCGGGACTTCTTTACTGGCCGGCCGTTGACTCCTAAGGCCCTCGAGGCATTGGAGGCTGAGCGCCAGTTCACCTACGAAACCTCGGAGGCGGCTAAGTCCTTGAGCGCTTTGACCTCGATTCCGGGTACGGAGAACAGGGTTATCAACCCCATAGAGGCTGACCATCTGATCCGTGGATTCTTTGGATCTGCCGGCGCCATGGCGGCTTGGTCGAGCAATGTGATTGGTGCGGCGGCTGATGCACGGGTTGCCCCGACAGCCAAGCAGTCCCCGATCATCGGCCCCTTCCTGCGGCCCAAGGTTCCTCGTGGCCCTGAGGATCTGTTCTATGACCTCAAGGAGCGGACCGAGACTAAGCACAAGACCTTTGAGGATCTACTCAATGCCAACGAGGCAGAGAAGGCGCTGGAGTATGCTCAAAAGTATCCCGGCCTGATCGTTCTGTATGACTACACCAATCAAACTAAGGCTGAGCTCGACGAGATGAACGAGCTGATCCGGATGATTGGCCGCTCAACCGATAAGAGCTACAGCGCCGAACAGCGTAGGAAGGATATAGAGACGATCCAGCGCGGCAAGCAGGAGATGCTCAAGGGTATCGAGCTCTTCCGCCAAGAAGCGTTTAAGGGGCCGCTGAAGGAGGCAGCTCCAAAATAACTACAGTGCAGGATCCCCCGGGTCTGGGGGCCTGACGAAGTACGTGGAGCTCATCGACCTGACTGTCTGACTCGTAACAGCCAGCGTGCTCACAGGCATCAAGAAGACTCTTTAAGACGTTGTCTATGTCCCGCTTCCTCCTATCCGGGGGGAAGAGGGCTATGTGCATTGAGACCCTCCCCTCGATTGTCTGCACTCCAGCATCAGCACAAGCTTCCATGACAGCCATACGGAAAACTTTCCCTTTGGCCCCGATAAATCTCTGTTTCCCGTTCACTCCCCAGTAGTGGTTAACACTAGGGGGGTAGGGTAACTCGAGCTGAATATGCATCGATTCTCCTTTATGTTAGTGCGCACTTAGCAGTTAAGTGTTTGATTCTATTTATAGTTTTCAGGCTTACGCATGTTTGCCTGACAATCTAAAACATATTGCAATAAAGTGAGTACAACATGTTGACAGGCAGTTTTCCTTCATATATATTGCGAACGTCTACTGCTAGGAGCCCGTATGAAACTTACCAACAAATTCAGTATCCCTCAGACTTTCGTCAATGTATTGGAGCGCCCGACCTATAGCAAGGGCAAGGCGCATCTATCTGTTACTCAGCTTATCAACAGCCCCAAGATCGTTGCTCTGACTCAGAAGTTCGATGACGAGCTGGAGCAGGATGTCTCGGATATGGTGTGGTCAATCTTCGGGACGGCGATCCATGGCGTCTTGGAGCATGGCAAGGATGATAACCATGTTGTGGAGGAGCGCCTTCATACCACGCTCGATGGGTGGCGTATCTCAGGAGCGATCGATCTTCAGATCAAGACCGATGCCGGGATAGCCATCCGTGACTACAAAACCACCTCAGCATGGGCTGTGATGAACGAGAAGCTGGAGTGGGAGCAACAGTTAAACACCTATGCTTGGTTGGTTCAGACAGTCAAGCAGGCCCCGGTTACGGACATTGGGATCGTAGCCATCATTCGGGATTGGTCACGGCGTGAGGCGGCCAAGAACGAGAACTACCCGCCAGCCCCGATCAAAGAGATCCCCATCAAGCTGTGGACATACGACGAGCAGGAGGCCTACATCAAGCACCGGATCAGTATGCACTCGGCCTGTGAGTTTGCTTTGGAGACGGATGAGGAGCTACCCCTTTGCACCCCCGAGGAAATGTGGGAGAGACCGACTGTGTGGGCCGTCAAGAAGAAGGGTGGGGTTAGGGCCAAGTCTCTGCACGAGGGGCAGGAAGAGGCTCAGGAAGCCCTAGAAACCCTTGGTAAGGATTATGAGATCGAGGTGCGTCCGGGCAGCCGCACTCGCTGTGAATCGTTCTGCCCAGTGAACCAATACTGCCAGCAATGGCGGGATTATCAGGAGAGTTTGAAATGAAAACTAGAACGGAAATGATGTACGACTTTATGTTGGCCCTATCGGCTAACTCGCAGATCCTTGTGTCTGCTGACGAGGCGGCATTAAGTAATGAACAAGCCGCCAACATTGTCTTTAGCTTGGCTGAGGCAATGGTGGACCGCTACTTTGAAAGTCTGTGATGAATCCAAACGATGAACAGGTAGGCGGGCGTCACTACATTGAGAAGGCAATCCAGCCTTGGGATTACATCGTCGCCAACAAGATGGGGTATCTCGAAGGCAACATCATCAAGTATGTGACCCGTTACAAAGAGAAGAACGGCGTTGAGGATCTCATCAAGGCCGCCCATTACTTAGACAAACTTATTAAGGTGACACAGAATGAACGTCTATAAGAAGCTTCAGAAGGCCCGGATTAAGCTCCAGCAAACTGAGATTAAGAAGTCCGGGAAGAACAAGTTCGCCGGCTACGAATACTTCGAGCTCGGGGATTTCCTGCCAGCGATCCAGCGGATCTGCGACGAGGTCGGGTTATGCGGGGTTGTCTCCTATGACGAGGCCAACGCCCACCTGACGATCTATGACACGGATGGGGACGGGACGATTGTCTTCTCCTCGCCTATGGCCTCGGCTGAGTTAAAGGGTTGCCATGCCGTCCAGAATCTTGGAGCGGTTCAGACCTATCTTCGTCGGTATCTATGGACCAACGCCTTTGAGATCGTCGAGCACGACTCCCTTGACGCCACGACGGGGTCGGTGGATGTCAAGCCTAAGCCCAAGGTTGAGGCCAAGCCGATCGTAGGCAAAGAGGGGGATTGGCAGATCAAGGCCCCGGCTAAACCTGACGGGGATCAGATCGATGCATGGCTGACTGTTGTGGGGCAGACGACTCAGGTTGCGCTGAGCATGGCTAACTCAGAAGAGGATGTTA